TTCCATAAGGCATATTGTACTGAAACAGCATATTAGCTAAGTCGGCTATGCCCTTATAATCTTGCTGTTTTCTCATAAAATCCTGATACCCTACGCCTTCTAATAATCTTGGTAGAGAGCCTATATCCATAATCGTAGAAAGTTTTTTCTGTATCTCGCCTTCGGTAGCCCCTCTGAATTGCATAGCAGTCTGGATCGCATTAAGCTGTCTTATCCTTTCTCCTTCCTGTAATTGAGCTAAAACATCAGATACTTTTTCAAAACTTTCTTGTCCTATATCCCCTACTCTCCCGGCCCGATAGCTTGTGCCACCAAGTCCGTATTTACCAAGATATTTATTCAAATCACTAATGCTTTGCTTTCTTTCTTTTTCGATATTTTTTCTCAGAGATTCGTAGTATTTAGAAGTAAAAGGATCATACTCGCCGCCCAATGTTTTACTTAGAACATCCTGAGCTTGCCCCATTACTCCGGTAGGCTCTATGCCGCCGCTTATGTATTTTTGGAGATAATCAAGACCTTGCGTTTCAAAGCCAGAAGGAGTCATTAATTTAGATAACCCACCGTATTCTTTTCCGGGTTCGAATGAAGGAATATATTGTTTTACAATATCCGAAAGTTTAGTGCCTAATTCCATCTGCCAATCTTCCTTCATTGGCTCAAGGGTCACTGTTTCTTCGCCTTTCTCAAAGAGCCTGCCATATCCTATATTTAAAGGATCCATCAAACCCGAAAAACCCTCTTCGCCAGTTCCTCTACTATAAATATCTTGCCACCATCCCATAATTATCCTCCTTTAATCACCAGTTATTATCATAACAGCGAACTCTTTCGCCGAACCTATTCTATTTTTTAATCTTATTCCTGTAGTATTGTCTATAAGACAATATTTCGCATCGGTATCAGTAGTAACCCAATTACCGGAATCATCAAGCAGAGTAACAGCACTATCATATTTACAGTTAGCAATGACGTAACTTGCTCCATCATCGGCGGAAATTATGTATATCCCCCTTCTTAGATTATCCCAAGTTCCGTCATCGGCTAACCCGAATTTATTGTAATATACGGGAAACCCGGCATCAGGAATTGTTTTTAAAACTCTTAACAAATCCTGCAAAAATTTATGGATAGTCAAGGTGGCAGGATCACTCTCTTTTTCTAATGATAAAGGCGGTAAAATTAAACCATCAAACCTAGAACCCATTATCTCTCTATTGCCTCCCTTTGAACCGGTTTCTTATAATATAAATTTCTCATAGTAAAAGTTTCGCTAGCCACAGCATTAGATACTTTTATTCTTAATTTTTCTGCAAAAATATCGCACTTAACAGAATAGGTTGTCATACTGCTAGTTAAAGTCAAAGTTTCAAGCTCGGTGTAAGTTGCTCCTTCGTCAGTTGAGTAAGATATTGTTACCGTATCTCCTAACCCTTCAAAAAATAACTCAGTAAAATGAGAATAATATCCAGGAAAAGGTACTATGTCAGCCGAACACCAATAAGCTGAGATAGCTGTTCCGTCTTCGTTGGTTAAATCATAATCAAATTTAAAAACTTTTCCATCTTTATCTCCCAAAGATAAAATCGGATAAAAAGTATCGCTTATAATCTGGTCGAATATTCCGGTATAAGAATCTATCGTATCGGTTAAATCATCGATTAAAGTTTTAGTAAGTTGCGTCCAGGTCCCGGCCGCAGTTAGATTAGTTACTAAGTCTTTATAAACTTGGCCAGTATAATAATTGTACCTATAAAGCCTTGTAGGATAATCTTGTCCTCGTATCGGGATAAAAAGCCAATATTCGTGAAGCTCGGCCACTATAACCGCAAAAGACTTTTGAATAAGATTAGGGTTTGCATAGTCTTTTAAATCCTCAAATATTCCCGGCACTACTAATTTTCCTCTTAATCCATTAAATTGAACTATACCGTGTTTACTTAGGCCTATCACTAAACCTCCGGGAATAGTTTTAACGGTATTCCCTACAAGAAATCCTAGCCTTCGTTCTACTGAGTCAAACTGCCATATCCGATCATCACCAGTTAAATACCCAACCCAGATACTATCTGTTTTAGGTACAATAGCATTATTGCCAAGTCTGAATAATCCGGTTATCTCATAGCCATCATCTAAGTCAAAGCTTCCGGCGTGGCTCGCAACCCCTTCTGTCCAACTTTCCGGATCATCATAATCGGGCCATTGCACTCTTTCCGGATAAATATTAGCTCCATCCTTAATATAACCTAATAAAAGATACCTATTGAATCCAAGTAAATATTTAGGGATCGGAGGACTTCCGCCTAAAGCAGCAATATTATTTCCTGATCCTTGCCACTTTTGAATAGCGTCAACATAGTTAGTAAAAACCAGAAAATTCTTTCCGCTTATTTTGGCAGTAGAATAAGAGCAAGGATTTACTACTGTTCCGTTTAATGTTCCATCTGTATAATCTGTCCAAACCGCCCCGGAATTATTCCACCAATAAAATTTAGTAGTAGTTAAACAGAAAAAATATTTAGTGCCTTCTCGATCAAACTCGCCAAGTAAGACTACATCGCCGCTTAAAGTTGCACCTAACTTAGAATACCCCTCTTTCTTTTTAATCTGAGTACGTTCTATCCTTACATTTTGACAATCAGGCGTAGCCCGACCGTCAATAAATGCGCCCGGCTTTGAAGTATCAAGCGATAAAACCGGAATAGGTAAAACTTTCTTTGTCGTTTTTACCATTATTCACCTACTAAAGCCTCCACTTCATCTTTAGTTAATCCCAGAGCTTTTAATTTAGTTTTACTAGCTTCTTTGTCTTGTTCTTTTTTTGCTTTTTCTTGTTCGTATTCAACTCTTTTTTCCTCAGCTTTGATGATTTTCTGAGCTTTCTCCGCAGTAGTTAATCTTACAAGTTTGCGTACTTTTATATAATCAGGGATTGTTTCAATCAAAACCGGATCCGTGTCTATAAACTCTCCTGAATGTAATGGTACATAGGGTAAATTCTGGTTAGTAATTTTAAACTCTTCATTGATTAAGGTTGCGATTGATCTGCCGGTAACTTCGCTTTCCTGTTCAAGCAAATTAGTAGTATCTTTGTCTAACAAAAATAATGTATGATCATCTTCATTGTAATTCAAAAAAGGATGAGATATTTTATCTGGATCACCACCATTACCATAGGAAGGATGATCTTTGGCTGTTGAAACGGATAATATTTCTTTAGTGTTTTTGTCAATCATAAGAAATGTCCATCTGTCGATACCTGAAGCTGTTACATAACGTTGCTGAGCGTAACAAGTCCCGCTTTCAATATTTATATAAATAATCGTTGCATAAGAACCCGTGTCTTCACGATTTCTTGCAATTTGAATGCCAGTATCATTACCTATATCTCCTTTTACCTGTGGATAAAAACCATATTCGCCCCCCGGTAACGTTAAATGGGCATTAGTTGCTGTGCTTACTTCTCCCGAAGCAGTTTTTAAGGCTGTAGTATCTACAGTATCATCAGGCATATAATTGTCTGCCCCACATCTGTAAATGACATTTGCCGCTGCTGTCGTTCCTGTATTATATCCATCTAAAGTATCGGCATTGAGATTGCTTACTTTAGTCGTTGAAGTAATAATCATAGGAGTTGTGCCGTCTGCAATGTCAGCTTGAAGCTGTTGTGCTCTAAATTCGTGTGCCCCTATATCCAAATCTCCGCTTGCGGTAAAAGTAGTAACTCCTGTGGCTTTAGTTAAAGTCGTGTTGGTTATAGTTGTTGCTACACTTCCACCCAAAGTAATATTGTCAAGCGTTCCCCCGTTTATATCAACTGTAGTTACCGTTCCCAAATCAGCGCAAGTTACATTAGCCGCCGTCCAGTTAACCCTCATTTCCGGGCTTTCTCCATCGGCGGACAAAACCCTTTCGTGGATGTCTTGAGATAAGGTATTTATAAAAGTATCAACTGTGTCCATTGTATCGACAGAACCATCCACCCTGCTATCGTCATCTTCCCAAGAATTGGTCAAAGCATAAGCAAATTGGCAGCATAAAAATAAAATTGCCCCCACAACTAGAATCTCAAAAATACTTATCCTTTTTTTAATCATCCTAAACCTCCTTAATAATCATTACACTCAGTTATTGTTTCCACATTACTATTGCGTTTATCCAGTATCGCCAAAGACCTTAGTAGCGATATTCCTTTGAGTTCTTCTTTGGCTTCTTTATCTTCATCGTCAAGGACGTGCCACAGCTTAGCTTTTAATAAATGCTTAATTACATCTTTAAAGTGATCTCTGAAAGCTATCGCAACTGAATTAGAACTTACTGCGGCGTGAAGCTTGGTATATGGAAAAGTAATCGTATAACTAGCATCACTCATTGGAGCAAAGTCAAATTGATTCTTTTCTAAGCAATAATAAGATGGTTTACTCTTACTGCTTGAATTATTTGCCCGGTTAGGATAATGCCAATTCATCCATTCAAGACTTTTCTTTATTAGTGTCCGGCCTTTGTCGGTATCGTATAATAATTCCGGTTCGCCATACTGAAAGACAAAATCGGAAGGCAAAGCCACAAAATAATCAGTATCTACTATTGATAAACTCCCATCTGTTTTTAAATCCTGCAAAGGTATAGGCTCTCCATCCTCAGTCATTGCCCGGCTCATAGCATAAAGAACATCAGGGAATACGGTTTCAAGGTAACTCTGCTTATCAGTCCTTTTGGTTTCAGTCATCACTTCTGTTATGATTGCGTCTCTGGTTAACGACATTCTTATCCTCCTAATTTAATCATCAAACCAATATCCTAGAATCTTCATCTTAAGATGCCTTTTGAAAATCTCGTTTATATCCGAAGGTGCCGGATGCTCAGGGGTAGCTATACTAAAAATCTTGCGTATATAAGGAACGACCCTCTCTGAACAGTATCTAGCCCAGGGAATATTGATTTTGCGTATTCTGATTAACTGTCCGAATATTCCCAAGAAGTCATACATATTTCTCCACCAGGGAGCCTTGAGGTCTTTCTCAACCATTTTGAGAAATTCCTTCTTTGCGGTTTCTGAAAGATTCTCACATTGCCAGAATTTAAGCATAATCGAGGGCTTCATATATTTTTTAACTGGAACCTCTTTATGGCCATTAAAACCCTGAGAAGCAAAGTAACTCTCTCGATGCATAACCATAACGTGATTATAATTTCCCTTAGTGTGCATCTTTATTCCAAAGCTAATGAAAGTCCGACGATTGTCAGAGAACACTATTAGAGGTAAATCCTCCTTAGTTATCTGTAAAGGGTTTATGAATTTCCTACTCATTTATCTACCTCAATATTCTTAAATTCTATCATCGGTTTACCTTCTATGCTTGTGCCATCCGGCCAGGTAGCCTTACCAAAGCCGTGAATTTTAAGAGTTTCCCCATCTTCTCTTTCAGCAGTAGTTATACAGCCAACAATAAGGAATATAAACAATAGAAGGCTTTTATTCATTTTTTATCGCCTTGTTAATTCTAGCCCGGCCATAAGCTATGGCAGCATCAAACAACAACTGCCTTATTACTTTCTCCTTATCCTCCGGAATAATATCAGGTATTTCTTGAATCTCCGCCTTTACTTTGTCAACGACCTCTTTAAGTTTCTTTAGTATCATCTTTGCCCTCCAGCTTATGTATCTTTTTAATTAACCTTTCGGCTTCCTCTAAATTAGTAGTAACAATGGGGTAGAACTTTTCAAACTTGGTTTCACACTCAGCGAGAGCTACCCTTAACTCTGTCATAGCGTGAACTACGGTGTGCATTTTCTCTTTTACTAATTCAGCATCTTTTATCATCAGCGATCTCCGTTGGATATTTTATCCCATATTTTATTTATCGTGCCTTTCATCTCCCCTACATCGTTTTTAGTATGGGTTACATCGGTTTGAAGCCTTACTATATCTTCGTTTTGTTTCTGATTCACCTCAGTATTTTTAGCTACTTCAACCTTCATCAACGCATCAGTTTCAGCAAGTGCCTCGGTCTTAGTATTCATATTAGCCCACCAGACGATAGCTAAGAACACCGCTCCAATAGTAGGAAACAGAAATGCAACGTATTCCCTCATAGTAAGTTTTATCACTATCGGAGTCTTTCTTCTTTCCTCGCCTTTGTGTCCGTTGCCTTCGAGTTTCATTCCACTACTTCAATAACTTGTCCTATCCCCGTAGCGTAAAGTTCCCTGTAAGCCTTAGCTAATTTTTTACCGAAAGTTTTTTTTAGGAACTTAGCTATCTCTTTCTCGGTGTAGGGTTCTTCTCTGAGTTCCCCGTAAACAATAGGTCTTATCGGGATATTCATATTTACATTATCCCCGACCGCCTGTCCGTTTAGCTGGACTATAATCGGGCAATAAGCACTTCCACCCCTGCCATCGCCTATCTGTTGATTAAAAACCATTGTAGCTCTTACATTACTTATCCTATCTAGCTCAATAGTCCTCTGTGCCCAAACTGCCCCGAAAATGGAAAGTGAAACCAGAAACAAACCTAATGCTTTTCTCATACAAACCTCCTTTTTAACCAAAGAAAAATGGTTGACTATATGGTGGACCAAAAACAAACAAACTCTCATTCACAACCCTTGAATCTATTTTCATTTTCTTCATTATATTTAATGCTGTTTTTTTCTTTTTCGGTTTAACATATTCTGCTTTAGGGGCTATAAAATCTTCTGCTACAGAAGTCCCCATTATTAAATTATAAATCACTCCTGCTGTAAGGAGTTTTTTATAAATACCTTGCTTTTGCGTCAACATGGAACGGCCTCGTTTCGAAATCCGCATAGACTTCTCCGCCATTTTTAGTTATCTCCAATCCAAGTAGAATATCAAGACCATAAGGCCGTGCCATACCTTTAGGTTTAGTAACTGGTTTAAATGGATATTTTCTTTTTAATATTTTAGGCATCCGGGAACGGATAAAAAGATTTATCCCTAAAGCCCCAGTAACTACCTTCTGCACTCCCCAAGGGCAAGAAGGCTGCACAAGCACTTGAACAAGTTCAACCTTACCCTTTTTATCTACTACTGGTATTTGTGCCAAATCAAACGCCATTACCGCCTGTTCAAAGTGCCTATCATTGAATACGCCCATCAACTCTACCGCCTTGGGCTTTTCATCTATAATATTGACAAACTTCTTTAATGTTCCGTGAGGCAGGATTATGTCATCCTCAAGGGTAAATACATAATCAGTATCTATATACTGCCAAGCTGCGTTATAAAGAGAAGCTATGTTGTTTAAATGCCTATGTGCTATATTCAGTTGTTCACCTTTCTTATGGTCTTTCATCTGGGAAAGGCATAATTGAGTAGGCGGGAGTGTCTGGTCGTGGATAATTTTTATATCCTTAAAACCTATCAAAGATTTTGAAACTAACCTAAGAGTATCAGCAAATATTGTCGGACAGTTACAATACCATAAAAGCCTTAATTTCTCTTTTGGATAGTCAATGTTTTTAAGCCCGTAAAGATAATGGCTTAGACTTCCCCACCTGCCTGAGAATAGAGATACAACTGTTATTTCCATACTAACTCCGTATTGAATTTATCTTCTAACTCAAGAAACTGAGCCATTTCCTTACATACTTTCTTAGGATTAGCTTGCAAGGCTTCAAGCTCTATTACCAATACATTTGGTTCTTTTTGTATTTTTTCTATAATAGCTTTAAAGCGTTCATATTCTATTGATAACTTCTTCATCCACCCAGTCTCGACCCAGGGCTGCTGCATAAAAGATTTCAAAACAGCTTCCCTTTTTCTTATAGGAATAATCATTCTATAATCAGGAAATAACATCCTAAGATAAGGAAGATTCATAAGATATTGAGCATACTTATCCCCAAAGTATTCTACTCCCTCATCATAGTAGATTTCCTCAACAGCCCTTCTAAGGTTTTCAGCTATTGTATTCCTTATCCTAACCCATTCTCCTACATTGTTGGCTACATAAGAGAACTGGTCGGGGTGTGTTTTAAAGTCTACATTATTATGCCAGGAGAGGCTTTTAAGATACATAAGCATAGTCTGTATTACCCGCTTCTCAGTAGTCATCTTAATTTGGGGATGAGAGTCAAGAAGCTTTGCTGTAATCGTTGTGCCGTTTCTACCTTGTCCTGTTACAATTAAAGGTTTCATTTTACGTATCATTATATTGACTTATTCCATATTCAATTCTTAAACCCATAAATTTTGCGTCTACGCCTAAATTATCGTCTGATACATCCCTATACACTCTGAAATGGCAGTATTCCCCCGCTGTGGCTCCTGTCAAGGTAACCGCCCCGCTTTCGGCTGACTCGTGCAAATCATTGGCTGTGATTAAAGTGTCCACCACTTCAACCGCAGTTCCCCATGCTTGGTCTAAAGCGTCGCTATCGGCGTATGACCTGCCCTGTAAGTCCCATGCTACCGTTCCTGATCCTGATGCCGCTGTCCAAACAACATGAAAAGTAACTGTTCCTGCATCCCAATTCTTCGGCATAATCAGAGAGAATTGAGCATATTCATCCGCACTCGTATCAAAATCTAAAGTCTGTATATCCACATCATTCGTGCCAAGTTCTGTTTTAGTTATAGCTGAACACCCACTTGTTGTAGACGGCCACATAGCGGTTGCTGGTATGAAGATTGACTTTTTGGGATCAGCGTTGGCTATCTGTATATTGTCTGTGGCGTTAGTAAGATTAATGTCACCGGATACTTCTAAAGGATCGTTAGGACTCGTTACTCCGACCATACCGACATTGCCATTACCCAAGACTGTTATATAATCTACATTGCCTAATATATTTTGAAAACTAAACGCTACATCAGTTCCAGTAACATTCTGCCAAGTAGTGCCGTTAGCCTTACCTGCCCTAAATGTCACTACACCAACAGAAGGTGCTGCTCCACCAGATATACCCTGAAAGAGAAAACCACCTATATCGCTTGTTTCACTTAATCCCCTAAAAGAGCATCCTCCTTTTGAACCCGACCATTTATCTACTACCATATAAACATCTGTAGGGGCTAAGTCTGTCATGCCGTGAGCTATATTGGTGCTATCGCCTACATATACTGGTGTATCACCAGCTTTATTTACATGAAGCGTGTTCGCAGGACTCGTTGTCCCTATGCCGACATTGCCTCCTTGTGTTACCCTAAACTTCTCATCATTATCAATTCTAACTCTAAAATCATCACCTGCTGAAATATCCATCGAAACAATGCTTGACCCTATGCCCCACACCGCAGTTGTTCCGTCATCATCTTCAAGTTTAACCTTGTCAGTAGTAGTATCATAGATATAAAGTCTCGGCCCAGCAGTCGTAGTTCCTAGGCGTAAGTCCCCCGTCATTATTACGTCATTACCGCTTGGAGTAATGGTCAAAAGACCGTCGCCATCCACCCCGAAATCACAGTGGTCAACACCGTCTGTGTGGGTCAACCTTAACTGCGTACCAGAGTCGTCTAAAACCTCTAATGCTTTGTCAGGTCCTGTATCATTTATACCAACCATCTCATAAAGTCCGTTTATGAAAAGCACCTTGGGGTGGTTGGCTGAACCAAACGCCACGTCTCGGTTCCCATCTCCCTCAAATGTTAAGTCACCTGCGCTGTTGAACAACCTGCCGATCTCCGCTGTTCCGTCAGCACCGCCAATGTAGAAAGATGTGTTACCGCTGATCCTGAGGTTTGCATCGCAGACGTCCAGGGTGTCGGGAGCTGGCGTAGCATCAAACTCTAGTCTGGCGTTGTTGGGGGAACCTAACCCTATCCAGTTATCATCCGCAAGATATATGTCTTGTGTGAACACCACATCCCCATCGGCTTCTATTTGGATAGCATCTGTGTCACTTACAGAACCAATATAGCGAGCATCGCCTATTATAAGATCATTTATCGTAGCATTGCCAGTAGTAACAATATTATCACTATCGTCTATTGTTACCCCTGTGGGTTGGGTAGTTACCCCATCAGTTCCGTCAAAAGCGGGTATAGAATTATCAACGACCGTTCCTGCATCAGTCAGATAAAGTCCTGCGTGGTTTCCCCACCCATAGGCAGTATCCCAATTAGAGAAGTCCTTCCAGTCTAAATTACCAGGGTCGTCATCCCACATTAAAAGCCTGTCAGCATTAGGGTCAGCCGGAAATATTGTATCTGTTCCGCCCACTGCTAGAACTGACTCAGTTATATCAGTAGCGTCATAAGTTCCGGTTACATCGCCTGCAAAGCTATCGCCTAACTCTATGTATTCGTCATCGTGAATACCTGAGTCAACGGTAGGTGAAGCCCAGGTGCCGCCTAGTTCTCCCCCAGGGGTTGTGCCTACTGCTATTTCTCCTGTAAGAGTAGCGTTGGCTGTGCCTACGAGATAGTCGGCATCTATGGGGGCAAAATTCCCTGCTGTTCCGGCCCCAATCTCTTGGAGGGCAGCTTCGGCAGTAGCTCCAGTATAATAAGCTCCCGCATCATCAATCTTGATATACCGGGCTCTATTGATTGGAACGCTCCGGATATTTTGGGAGTATCCGGCTAACCAAAACAATGATAGTAATATAATGGAGAATGTTTTTTTAATCATATTCAATTCTCCGAACGTTAGCTGTCTGACCGGAAGCACAAACAAGATATATGCTAAAACCGGTCTTGCAATTACTGAATATCTTGCCTCCCATAATCGGTGCTCCATCATTAGAATCTACCGAAGAACCTCCATAGTAAATCTCATTTGTCTCGGCCGGTCCGGGGACAAATTCAATACTATTTCTACCAGTAGTTAAGGTAACTTCCTGAGGCGTGTCTGTAACCGTCAAGGCACTTTGGTTATAGACCTTGCCTACTTCCTGGACTCCTGATGGCGTTCTTTTCATTTACTTTTTTAAGGTTTTTTTACTTTATCAGAAAACCCAACACTTTTACGTCCACAATGCGGACATAAATGGTTAATAACGCAAGTCTCAACCGGCCTTTCAGTAATAATCGCATTTTCAACAACAACATCCTTCATAACTAGATTCGGAACCGGAGTATCGACCTTTACTAAATTAGGGACTTTTTCATCGTAATAAGATAGCTTTGGAACTCTTACTACATACTCTTCGATTACCGGAATCCTCTTAATCACTTTTTCAAATTCATAAATAGTAACCTTTTTCGTTTCGGTATTAAGGATAAGGTTTTTAACTACTATGTCTTTTGGGATGAAGTTCGGCACTTCAACGACCCTGTCCTTCTCGATAATATTTACTTTCTCAACCGGCACGATTTTATCCTGGAGTATCGGATTGATAACAACCTTATCTTCTTCGACGATGTTAATTTTTTTGATTTCTTCTTCAACGAACTTTGGCTGTTTAATTACTATAGAATCTTCAACTATATCGATATTATTTACCTCAATAACCTCAATGATAGCGCCTGAACTATTTCTCCTAATAACCTTCATACCAACCCTCCTTACATTTTGCGTAGATACCGCACAATTATTTTGGCATCTGAGCCGCCTGCTCTTATCGCTCTAAAACCCAATATTTCGGCTTCTCCTTCCAATTCAAAGGAACTTCCGGCAAATTCGCCAAATCCAGTAGTAGATGTCGGATCTGTTCCATCAAGATAAAATCTTATAGGTGCGTCTAATACTTGAACTAGAGCTTTTTGAGCACTGCCCCATCCTCCGGAAGCAGCATAAGTGCCGGCAGTTAGAGTTTTAACAGCAGAACTAACCGTAATTGTTTCTTTCGCAAATTCTCTTAACATAACCCTTCCTCCTTTTTTTGTTCGATAGCGAAATAGGCTATCGTGAATATTAGTAATGGATACAGCCTGGGTATCTCAAAAGGGTATTCAAACAGACAAAGAAATAATAAAGGCACCAGATACCATTTGAGCTTTCTTAAACATAAACCGATAAAGACTAACCCGGAGCTTCCGACCCCATAAATCCATTGCAGAAAAGATGACAAACCATAATCCCCTATCTTGAAATTCCCCAGACCGAATCCGGCAAGCGGCCGTTGAGCTAGATGGTTGATTATTTCTTTCCAAACCAGGAATCTTATCGCAAAAGAATCCAGTATGCTTTTATGAAAAAATGAAACGGCGATCAGGGCGCTCCCAATAACAGCCATTTTTATCCAGGAAACATCGAATCTTTTAGCTTCATAACCCAAGACCACAAAGACAGAAACAAACACCGAAGCCTCTTTTAGCAAAACTCCAATAATCAATGCTGGTATTATATAAATTCTTTTCACAAAAGGAAGGCTGAGAGCTATAAAGGCAGCAAACCGGGGAGAATTGCCGATAATACCTCCATATTCGTGGATAACAGACGGAGTGCCTCCAGACCCGGTAAAGGTAGCAGGATCGATAAAGGGGCTATACCCGAATAGCTGACCGAAAAAAATTAGAGTATTTATCCCTAATCCGATCATCAGCCAATTCAGGCATTTCTTTAAATCCTCAGAATAGACGGCGAGTATATAAACATCAACACAAGAAAAGAAAAGAATGGTAAGGGCTGATAAGCACCTGTTCTGGAAATTGTTTACTGCAACCGAGAATAAACATATCCCCAGAAACAAAACGGTTATCTTTTTTATATTAAATTCTCTCTTCGGCGTATCAAACATAGCCGAGGCAAAGAGAATGATTGAAGCGAGCTGAAAAAATATAAGCTCAAACTTATAGGGACCAACCCCAACGCAGTAAGCTATTGGGGTAAATAGAAGAATAACTTTAAATATTCTATCTACCATAATAAGGCGGGCCGGGGGTTGCCCGGCCATTAGCTTACTGTGTGTATTCTACCGAAATATGGAAACCCGAGTTATAACCCGGAGCGTCAACATACAATCCTGTAGCAATCTCGCTGTCATTAAGCTTTAGAAACACCGTATCTCCGGCTGTACCTATTGAAATATCCCATTTAGGGGTACCGGTTGCGCTAGTGTTATCATAAAGCAAAAGATAATCGAGCGCCGTTGTATGCGGCCCACTTACAGTTATGCTCTGCAAATTACATTGCCCGGTGATCAACTGGTTTCCTGCGCTAATCTGGCTGCCGCTTGCTGTTGCTATCGATGATGGATTGTCAGCGTAGAACAAACTCTGGGCAAAAACGGACGGCACCCAAAGCAACATCATTGCCAACGCTAATAAGATAAACTTCTTTCTCATTCAATCCTCCTTGACTTTTTCTTTCCTTATTTAAGGCCTTGCCTTATTTACTTTTCTTCTTTGAATCAGCGATTATTTGATCGATGGTTTTTCCTTTCTCTTTTTCCACGATTTTCTTAGCGACATCACTTGGCAATATTTTATTGCCATCTTTATCTACTAACTTCTCAGCGTGAACATCGCCAACGTGGCCATCGGTGCTAACTTCGGCTTTTGGAATCGGCTTTGCCCCATCCTTGTCTAATCGCTTAAACAAACTGCCGGAACTGTTAAGTAAAATAGTGGCAACTTCCTCATCAACCTGGATAGATTTAAAAGGTGTAAAGCTATATTTACGACTTTTCCCGGTTGACTTGATTAAAGTAACTCCGCCGCCTATACCGGCATTAAACCCCGTACGAACCTTTCTTTTGTCCGCATCCCTTTCCATTTCAAATAAATCAGGCTGAACAGTCTGAATCACTTTAGGCCTTTTTCTTCCAAGATAAACTATTTCCATCGTCTTTTTCTCTTCTTCCATCTTAATCTCTCCTTTTGTTTACAGGCGAGAGTGCCTGAATTTCATAAATTATATCGCCGTATCTTTGCAAAGAACCAACAAGCGGAAATCTTTAAAAGTGGCCGCCGCTACATTCGGAGAAGCCCATAACTTCAAATCAATCTGATTATTCGTCGATGAGTTTTTCAATGCTTGAACTGTGGCGTGATCGGTTACTGCGTCTGGATCTTCGATCAAACCCACAACTCCTATCGGGTACGCATAATCCACATCAGTAATAGTGATATTCCCGATTGCCGCATCTGGAGATACATCTACAACCAAAAGAATATCTCCACCAGGGGTGCCAAATCTACCTAACTCGGTTTGACCATAACTCATTTTAAAACCTCCTCTAGTTAAACAATCAAGGGGAGCCTATTCAGCCCCCCTATCAATAAATTATAGACTGGTCGCGTAAGTATCAATCGCTACGATTGCGTGATCAACACTATTAAAAATAGTTTTCTGAACTCCCCAGATAGCGCCGGTACAAATAGCCCACTTGTTGTCATAATCAAAAGATTTCTCAACCCACTTACCCTCTTTACCTAAGGCCAAAACTAGAGCCTGTGCTCCCATAACCAATGCTCTAGCTCCCGGCTGATCAGAAGTAGATCCCCAGGTTGAAAAAGTAGGCACGTAATTATGAGTATGGATAATGAGATTATCGACTATCGCATCGGCCCCCGAGAATAAAGGATTACCCAAACCTCTTAATCCGGCATCTTTCTGCAAGGTAAGGTAACTATCATCCTGCATTAAGTCATACCTCTGATTCGGATGAATTAACATAAGATAGTAGGATTTTCCTTTATACTTAATAGGCCTGATCTTAGGAGTCAAAGTCATAATTGTATTGCTGATTTTGAAAAGCAAAGATAGGGTCATTTTATCGGCGCTGTCAATATCGGCATCCTCAGTTGCATTTCCACCGTAAATAACCCGAGTCGAACTAGGAGCAACCGGAGTATTCGAGAAAGTGTAAGCTACGATTCCTCCGCCTTTTCTGAAAAACTCTTTAGTCATAATCTCAGACTGCCACTCTCCCAACAAACGCCTTGCCTCAGGCCGCATATTGATTTCATTCTTCTGCTCGTCCATTTCACCTTGAAGCCTGACCGCATTACGTTTTTGATTGATTTCAATATCCTGGCTATAGGTCGTTGCTTCTTCCTCGTTGCCTTCCTGTTCATCGTCTCCATCTCTACCTTCTCCGCTTAGCTTGATGATCAACGGAATAGTAACCTTAGAACCTTTCTTGGTCTTAAAATCCGGCTTCAAGAAAATCGGGGCCGGAGCTGCCCGATTAGCAGACATCATACCGTTTTGCTTAAAAAATATTTCTTCGATCGCATCTATCAAGGTCTGGCGCTGCCATAATTGGGATCTCATCGCACTTATTGAACCAGTATTACCCATTTTTCCTCCTTAATTGCTAATAACTTACCTCAATGCCTTATTCCTGATCTTGCGAGGTACTTTCATATATTTGGACATAGGCATTGCGCTTAAAGTTTTTTCTAATTCCTCACCTTCCATTTCCTCCAATGCTTCGTTAGTTACGCTGCTTCCGGAAACACTACCGCTCGGAGTTTTCTTGTTGGCATTTTTAAGGATGCGTTTAACATCCTTTGGCGGCTTGCCATCGGCCGGGTTTTTCTTAGCGGCATACATTCCTTTAAACTTCTGACCAATCTCATAGACCCTTTTCGCGGGATCGCCGTCTGCCCGTTTTAACTCGGCGATTATTTCGAATTGCAAGGCCGGAAATTCTTTAACAACTTGTCCGAATATATTAAGCATTTCGTCATAATCCGAATGAGTCTTTCTAAAGGCCGTTTCAAATTCATCCATCTTTTGAACAGCCTTATCTTGAGCGCTCATATTTTTACTGGCGTCTCTCTGTTGTATTTTCTTTTGATTCCTTGCTTCTCTAGCCTCGGCTGCCTTTATCCTTTTTTGTTCGCCAACGCTAAGCAAATCATCATCAACTTTATCTTTTAAAATATCCTCTACAGTTTCGCCTTCTTCAAGGTCTAACTTTTCTTCGTCCTCTGGCTTAATTTCTGTTTTATCCTTTGGGCCATACTTCTTTTGCAATTTAAGCCAATCGCGCTCGGCTTCGGCGGCCTGCGCTCTCTTTTTCATTTTCTTGTGAGCATAATAAAGACCTTTAGCGTCCTTAGGGAGTTTTTCAACCTCTTCCTTAGTTAAATCCTTAAAAGGCTCATCGTCGTCGCCCTCTTCTGGTTCTTCCTCGGGGGTTTCTTCTGACTCCTCCTCAGGTTCTTCTTCTGACTCTTCCTTGGGCGTTTCAGATTCTTCCTCTGGAGTCTCTGGCTCTTCCGGAGTCTCTTTCTCTTCTTTTTTTTCTTTCTTCTCCGGCTCCCCTGTTGGTTCCCCGGTTGGCTCTTCGGTATCTAAACCTAAATCTTCTATAAAACTATTCTCTTCTGGTGTTGCTTCTTCGGGAATCGGTCTGTTATCTTCTGGCATATTGTCTCCTTTTCTTTGCGGAAGTTCTTTTGCCTGCTTCCGGTTCAGGTGTTTGCGCTTCTGCTAAAGCGGCTAGAATCTCTTTTTTTGCACTCTCGGGTATGTCCGAGTATTCTATTAAAATCTGAGGAGGTATTGGTATGCCCTTCTCAGCTAATTCCATAAGGCCGGAATATTGCGCGTACCTTTCAGTTGGGCTTTCAAGGCCTTGACCTATACTTATGTCGTAATTGCATAAATCAGGATCATTGAGTATTTGCTGTACCATAGCTCCGGCAGCCCCAGCTATAATCTCAGGAGTATCGGTTTCGTTCCTACGGAAATGCTTATCAAGGAACTCGCCGCCTAAAACTCTCAGAGCTTTATCGACCGTGAATAACTCTGATAACTGAGATACTATGTATTTGCCTAATAACTCCTGAGTCCAGGCAAGATTATCAAACAAGGGTTTAAGTATCTTCAAGCCTTGTGCTTGTCTTAAAGCAATCGCCCGGCCGGAAGTAGTCTTGTCCTCAACCGAAAGCATATCCGGATTGATACCGGAAATTAACTTAATATCCTCTTCGCTCTTCTCTTCAAAGTAAATATGGGCTGATGGAACGCCTCCCGGCTGCAATTCCTTAGGTTCTGCCTTGCCCTTTTTATAATAAAGAGTAACCCCAGGCGTGCTTCCGAATTTCTTAACTTGTTCAGGATTAACCCAAGAGCCCTCTTCGGCTTTCCATCCCCGGTTAGCAATAACATTGATGATATGCAGAGATTGACTCCGGCGCTTGTTTTTCTCCATCTGAGGATCTCTTAGGCCTGAAACAATCCCTTGATAGGCTAAGTCCTCTCGTTTCAATACTCGCTTACCTACGGCTGAATACCAGCCAAATAGGGGTATTAAAGGGAATCCTCGCCAATTAGGGTAGCCGTCAGACAGGCTATCATCGAGAATCACCTTACCGACTGAGCTAACCTTCCAGATTTCAGGTATTTTTTTCTCGATTACCTTATCGCCAGTCCGTAACTCTTTCTCCTCTCCAACCAAATGCCTGTGGGCGCGTCTTTTAGTCGGAAAGAATTTAGCAATATTCTTCTTAACACTTATAGCCAGATACCGGGTAGCATACTTTTTATAAAAATACTCGAGATACTTATAGGTCTTTTCATCCTCTTCGACCGGAAGGTCCTTGTCCATTTCCTCTGTATCAGGATAATCTTCGCCGGCTTCAAGAATATCGTCCTCATCTTTAGTGCCCTCATCATCAGCCAGGGGCAATCCGATACCATTTTCAATATCTTTTTCTTTATCCGGGAATAGCTCAATAATCTCTTCTTTTGTTAGCTTTTTCTCCTTAGTCATAAACCGGCCGTCAGATAAGTCGTATTTAATCGAGTTCGGATCGAGCCTTACTTCCCATCCATCCAAGACATTAAATTGAAGAGAACCATTAAGTAAATCATAGGTATAATCAACATAAGGCTCGATGAAAGACTTACCCCGGGCAGTTATGCAAGTCTCAAAAGCCTCTGAAAGCATATTCTCAGCCTTGCTCCGCTTAATAACGTTTTTAAGCAGTAAGGTTACAATCTCGCTAGTCAACTCATCCTCTCCGCCCTCAGGATAAGCTTTAATCGATGATTTGCTATCTCTCTGGTATCCGGAAACAAGACGAATGTTAGGCCTGATAATATTAAGAGTCAATGCCGGACGGCCCTGGCTTTCTATCTTATCTTTAATTTCCTTTTCCCATTGCTCGCCAAGACAGAATTTAACATCCTCGAGAGCTTCCTTTCGCCATTTCTTGCCGAATCTTCCGGCTCTGCGGTAGTCCTTCTCAACCTTTTCGATGGTTATTTTTTTTGGTTTTGGCATAGGTTAATCCTTTTTTCCATTGAATCCTTGAATTTTACCCTCTTTTGCTATTTCCAATAAATCTTCTACTAATCGAGCTAAGTCAATATAAGTAACCGTAACAGATGGGCTATCTTTATAAATCCGTAGTTGCTCTTTTAGGCGAATAATCAAACTTTCTTTAGACACGATTTATCAATATCCTCCAAGCTAAACCTAATCTCTTAATAAAACTCTGCCCTCTAATTACCTTTCTAAAAGCCTCTGCGTTCTCTTGGGCCGAACGCTTTAAACTCTTGCGTATCTTTTTAGATAGCTTTTGGTTCATCTTCTCCTGAACAAATCACTTAACCTTTTTAGGCGGCTGCCGCCATAAGCAGCAGCATCATCAGCGCTTCGTGTGCGTGCTTGCCGCTCCCGTAATAGTTTTCTATATGCTTTTTCTTTTTCTGTATTCCAAGGCCCTTCCTTGAATATTCGGTCATAAACCTTTTTTTCGCTGAAACCCTCTTCTTTTCTTTTTTTCTTCGCTTCCGGTAAAAATTTTTGTTTGTAAGTATATTTAGGTTTATCTGCCATTTATTTCCTCCTTTTTTGAGCTAGTTGCTTTGGCATAAGCCATTTCTACCAAATTAAACATTTCAGCCATTGTTATCCCGACCGGGAGATCTAACCCCTTCTCTTCTCTTAGAATCTTGAGCGCCTCAGGTATCTTCATTTTTCCGTAGTCCGGACCAAGATAATAAACCATTGCTTCGTGAGGTATTCTCATTCGTCCTCCAAGTATTTATCGAAATCAAAATCACCCAAAGTTACTTCGGACAAGTAGTCAACCGGTACAGTAAGATATATCCTTTCCCGGAAGTCATAGAAGTGAGCCTTTAGATTCTCTAGTTTAGTTGCCTTCCTGGTTAATGATATTACCTGCATATGTTCAGTCCCGGCTATCCCCACTAGCACAATAAAACATATCAATATCACTACTAGCAGTCCTTTCATTGTTTCTCTTCTCATATGAATCTCAGCCAGTCCTTTCATTGTTTCTCTTCTCATATTAAGCTCCCCTCCAATCAACCGCTACTTCCTCTTCCTCCTCTTCGTAAACATCCTTACGCCAGGCTTGAGCGAACTGCAAACCCCAAAGGCCCTGCAAGTAAGCATCTGCCCTATCCGGAGACTTCTGTATTCTCTTGCGCATTTCAGCTTTACTCTCTATTCTTATCTTTCGTGAATTGATAGGCTTAATAAGGATATTGCATAATTGCTGCACCATTATCGGATCATTAAAATACTCTACCCGGTGCTGTATAATCTCTTGCTGAGCATACATATGAATCTCAGCCCTGAGGTTTAAATAATCATCCGGCTGGCCGCTCTTGCCTGAGCCTATGTTTTCAATCATATTAACGCCCTTGATAAGCTCCCGGATTCTGTCAGCTATGCCTTTAAAGCCTATAATATCGATAATGTAGTCCTTTACGCCGTATCTGTTAGCAAAAGCCACCCAGGCACCGGCTATCTTCATTTCGTCCCTTTCATGGAGAATCAGAGAATCGATCTTTTGGCCGTTTTCATCAAGGATATAACCTACGCACTCATCGCCCCCGAGAGAAGGATCACCAGTAAACAACCTCTTGGTAATCGCGCGGTTAAACTTGATCCCTCTTAGCTCGTTGTACATAGCCGGGGTAACAAGCTTAATTACTCCGCCGTCCTTCCGGGGCATACCTAACCAAATATGCTCGTAATCTTCGGTACTAAGCTGCTTGCAAACATCAGCCTCATCGATCATCTTTTGAGGGCAGGTAGGATTCTCTAGGTAGTTAATATAAATATGAAGGCAGCGCTTATGATCGTAGAATCGATTATAAACAGCGTCCTCTTCGATAAACCTATTCATAGTCCAGAAAATAATAGAGTTTTGCTTCCGGATGGTAGGAACGATAATATCAAGAGTTTCTTTAGTGATCGACTGAGATTCATCAACCCAGAGAACATCTACACCTTCAAGACCTTTGATATTCTGCCGGCCTTGTTCCCGGAAGCCTCTAAAATTAAATACTGATTCTGTTCTGATGTGCCTTATTTCTGTAGCGAGGATTTGATAATCAAGCTTGTATTCACGGATTAAGTCAACCAAGATACTATAAACTGATTCATCGATTGAGTGCTGTATTTCTCTACCGCAGACGATTCTTAGCTTTTTCCGATCAGCCAGGTATAAAAGCAATCTTGCGACTGCGTGTGATTTTCCTCCGGACCGGCCGCCTTCGAGTAAAAAATAATCCCATAGATCAAGCTCAGTAATAAGAGGATATAATTTCGGGGGGATTTTGGCTAAAATCTCTGGTAGTTTTAGCTTCACTTACTGCCTACCTTTGGATTGATGGGTTTACCGTCTATCTCGATTGCCGGCATAATAGTAACGCCTCCGCTATGTTCGACCTCTTGCTTCTCCTTCATATCGGTAATATTCTTTGCTGTGAATATAAAAGAAGCCGGAGGATATAAACCTCTCAAGGCATTTTGAACTAAAAATTCTTTCTGTAATGCTTTGGCGATGTTATATGCTTGACGAAACTCATCGTACTTTTTAGCCCAAATGCTTATCTTTTCGGGGCTAACCCCTATTTTCCTAGCAAAAGCTGAAAAGAAAGGGACCTTATTGGCTACGACCTCATAAGTAGTCCACTCCGCCCCACTCTTTTTATTTATATGGTGCATTTCTCTCTCTCGATTTGGCTCTACGGAAAAGAAGTCAATAATCTCTTGGCAGTATTTTGGATTATACTTGGTAGGCCGCCCTCCGGCGTGTTTGGCTTTATCTTCACTCATAGTATTCAGGTGCGAGGCACAAGCTGGAGCGCTCCAAACTTGTTTTTTTTCAGTCTTGATAGCCTCACCCTATAAAAAACTATGACAAAATTATATGATTTTTAATCAGAAATAATCTCAAAAGCCTTTGATAACTCTCGCCAGATTGTTCTTTCGGTGGGTTTCAAAAACTCTGACATTTCGGCGGCACTAATTCCGCACTTATGAAGGATGTAAATTGATCTCATTCTGAGGTTTTTAATCTTATGCAGTGGCCGAAGCTTTTGGAAAGGGATTATCTCCCGGTACTGAAAAGGAGTATCGTCCCTTTCCTGAGCTATCTTGATTCTTTTTATAATCGTAAGCTTGGCCCTAGATTTCATTTCTTCCTTTGAAGAAGTCTTTTAGTTTCTTCATAGGAATACTCTGAGATTAGCCAGGAGAATTGCCCGGACTTCTCAGTATAAATGATAACCCCGTCCCGATACCGGTCCGCATCGCAAATAGGACACATTTTCTCAGTATCTTTAGGGTGATCTTCGTCTCTGGTGGTACATTTACTCTTCTGGCCAGGCGCAAGAGGCAATTTAAGCTTCTCTCTCCGTACTGTGATCACCTTCTCCGGGTTAATCGATACGCCTTTCGCTAACTCTACTAGCAACATCGCGATACCTCCTTTGTTATTCTGCTTCTCCCTACTTTACCGGCCCCCCTATCCCATCGTGCCGGTGATTTAAAAATATTCTTCTAATCCTTTTTTTATAGGCGTGAAGCTCCTTATCTTTTTGTTCCAAATAATTATCCAATTTAGCCTGGTTGTTGATCGTTAGGTTTTTCAAACCCTCTATTTTTCCTTTAGACCCAAAATATCTTGACTCTGCTATTGTGGCTATCACTATAAATAAAGTTCCAATAATAAAAAAAATCTTGGCTTCTTTTGTCATTTTCACCCCTTCGTTTTTAATTCAAGCCTTATAAGCCAGGCTAATATCATTACACTAAACACTGTATCTTCATCTAAGGCGTGCCAGAGTCCGGCTATGAATTTTCCTATCCATACCCCTAAGATGCCGTCAATAAAGACTAAGACTGCTATCCCTACTGCTATGATGGCTGTTGTTTCAATGGTCAGTTTTAGTTTTCTTTTCATTTCTCCTCCCGTTTATATAATGGCATAGACAGATAATTGCTAGGGCAAATCCTCCAATTATCATTACCCATTCGGTTGGAGTTGGGCTTTGAGAATAAAACCAGACATCAAAGGCTGTTATCTCTTCATCAAAAAATACAGGGATTTCGAGGCTAAACTCTGGCATCGTTAGTTTCTTTTTTTCTTATTATCTCGACATACAAAACATTTTTCTTGTTTATTATCCACTCTCTATCCGAGCCGCTTATAATATGAGTCCATTCATTCTCCCAAATCTTTTGGACATTGCGGATGGTTCTCTTAACGTCCCCTATAAAATGAATTATCTGGGTATGGCCTTTGGGTAAAACATTTTCAGTATTTTTAAATTGCATATTACACATTCTCCCTCTTTATTTGGCAGCGGATTCCGGCACTGGCACTTGCCTATGCTTACTGCGATCTTACAATAGTCGCAGTTTGGATTGTCGCAATAGTAGACTTTCTGATCCTTGTCGTAGGCCAGCGACTCTCGACAGTTGATATTCGGGCATATTAGTTTCCGCTTATTCATAGTTCCTACCTGTTCTCTACGCCACATATCTTCTGCTTGCCATATAGCCACTATAATCATTTCTCTAAATTCTTTTAATTGTTTAAGGCTTAAATTACACACTGCCCCTGATATACCAAAATCCATTTCGTGCTTGTGATAACCTACTTCCAACAATGTTTTATCCATCTTCCCCTCCTTGTTTAAGGTTCTCCAGTTAAACTCCTAAATCATCTTCGCATTGTTTAGGTCTAATTACTTGTAAACGGTTAGTTACCTTCAAATGTTCTACTTCCATATCTTTTTCAAAATAAACACATCTTAGCTTTAAAATTCCATCTACATTAAGATACTGCAAACAAGGACAATCATCACAGAATTGAGGATTTTTAAGTTTTATGTATAGTTCCATTAAGGTTCTCCAGTAATTGCTTAAGTTTTGACATTTGTATCTTTATTGTTGGGGGCAAAAGTAAATTTTCCATAAGGGTATTTCTCTGGCATACCGTGGTGGGGGTTAGATATTTTTTTCTATCCATTTTTTTGTTTCTGGATGTAATTGCATTTTTCCTTTATTCTTTTCATACCAAGTTTTCGTATTATCCCCATAGCCTTGAGCTTTTCCTGCTCCTCGCCAATCAGCTAACATTTCTTTTCGGAATTTGAGAGGTATATCTAAAATCTTAGTTCCGCCGTCATCTTCAATAAGTATCCACCACTGCCAATGATGAGGGTTTCTTTTTTGATGGAGTAGCCACGCAAAATCAAAATCCTTTTCTACATCTTCTTTAGTCTTGCCAAAAAAGGTTTCTTTTATCCCAGCAGGCAAGTCTTTAAATGAAGGACAATTCCCATAAAAATAATTAGCATAAGGAAACCACTCATCAGGTAATAGTTTCGATAAATCGTGAGTTAATCCTCGCCAATAAAGACCGACCTTAAAACACTCAAGCATTACAAACCATTTGTGCCTTATAACATAAGAAGCATATTTTAAATGTTTCATCTCACCCTCCTACTTTCTATCTTGCCCCTCACACTCCTTACTCATACACTTAGGACAGATATTATCTCCATAGACATCGTAGGCACCTTTAGCTCCACAGATTTCGCAGATTAAATCAGGTTCAAATTCAAGTTCTCGGCTCATTCTACCTCCTCCACACTAACCTTGATTACTTGGAAACTCTTGCCTTAACTTGCCTTTCCAAATCGGCTTTAGATTGTTTTTCATAAAGACTGGTTTTTCATATTTATCAACTTGTTTCAAAACACCTTCAACCCACTCTCTTTTAGTTTGTTTTTTACTTCTTACCCAACCAGTTAAAGCCCCTACAATAACCCAACTTAAATGAGTTAAGCTATAATGAGGAATAGCAGACAACAAAGGTTCATACGAAACAAAAGTTTTGTTTTTTAACATATAAAGTGAGGATAATCTATGGCTATCTTCATCATTAGTAATTGTCGCTCCAAGCCAACAGTTTTTGGGATATTTTCTTATCCGTCTATAACCTGAAGGATATTTAGTAAGAAACTGAAAAGTATGCTGAGGATTTTCTTTAGCAACCTTTATAATCTGGTTAATCCAACCTACAGGAATCCAGGGAGCAAATAAATCAGACATAGAGCATACAAATATCTTACTTGGCTTTGCTTTATATGGTTGTTTTAATCTGTCGGGATGAAAAGTAGGATTAAAATGTCCTTGAAATCTCAGTCCTATCTTTCGAGCATAGCAATAAGAACAATCATTATGGCAACCTGTTACTGGATTCCAAGTATAATCAGTCCATTCTATTTTAGTTTTATTCATTCAGGTTTATTCCACCAAAGGTTACTTGAGCTAAGATTAGAAGGGGTATCATAGTTTAAAAAATGATTTAT